ATTCCTCCGCACGTAAGTATTTCGGGTTAAGTGTTACATGGTCGCGGTAATTTAAATCAAAGTAACTAAACGCCAATTCGCATAACTCGCGTACGGTGTGCGTTTCCATCATGCTGCAAACGTAATCGGTAGGCTCGTCAAGTTGTAACATGGCGTGCATCACTTTCACGTAGTCTTTAGCGTGACCCCAATCCCTACTTGCATCTAAGTTGCCCAACTCCAGTTTGTCCTGTTTGCCGTGTGCAATCATAGCAGCTGCTTTCACTACCTTATTTGTTACAAAGTCAACACCCCTTCTCGGACTTTCGTGGTTAAATAGAATGCCGTTAGATAGGTGCATACCGTAAGCCCTACGATAGTGCCTAACCACGTTGTACGCGAATACCTTGCTGCAACCGTAAGGGCTAACAGGATTGAGCGGTGTTGTTTCACGTTGGTAGCCGTCTGAATCGCAACTTAGCCCAAACATTTCGCTACTGCTTGCTTGGTACATCTTAGCTTTAGGGCAAACCCTCCGCATTGATTCAAGTAAGTTAATCACGCCAACCGCATCGGTCTGAACGGTAAACTGTGGCACGTCAAAAGATATTCTAACGTGCGATTGCGCGGCTAAGTTGTAAACTTCATCGGGCATCACTTGGGTAAGTATGCGCTCCAAACTTAGCGGGTCGGTCATATCCCCGTAATGCGTGTGGAAATTCGGGTTTGAGTAACACAACTTTAGCCGCTTACTTTCTTGCACGATGTTTGAACTTGCCCGAATCATTCCGTGCACTTGGTAACCTAAGCCAAGAAGGTACTCCGAAAGGTAGCTTCCATCCTGACCAGTGCAGCCGCTTACAAATGCTTTCATATTGGAGTACAAATAATGTCCACTTGCGCCCCTTCCAATCCCTCATTTTTGTAAAGGTTGCGGTACTCGTATCCCATCGAATCAAGCAAGGCAAGCAAACTTTGACGGCTTTCACCTTGCTTAATTAGCGCACACTCGTTCACCTCTATTAACATTGTCGGGGCGAATTTCTTAATAGTTAACGCTGCACCAAGTAACGCTTTGACCTCCATACCCTCGCAATCCATCTTAATAAAGTCGCATTCGGGTAGGTTAATAGAATCCAAAGAAACGCATTGGATGTTACCCTCTGCGATGGCGTGAGTAGCCCCAGCGTTAATATCGTGGGCTAATCCGATGGTGTGTTTCTTATCGCTTACCCCACGCTTAAAGCATACCGTGTTATCCTTGCCCTTCAAATTGTACTCCAAACATTCGTATGCTTTCGGGTTTGGCTCAAATGCGTAGACAGAACCACGCGATCCAACCCGATTAGAATAGGCAATAGTATGATCACCGATATAAGCCCCAATGTCAACTACGGTGAACCCGCGATGGATAAATTCATCTAATAATGGTAACGTACTACGGTCGTGGTCTAATCGTTGGTTCTCAATTACCCACTTGCTTATGTGAGTATCGTCCTCAATTAACGCGACTTTTTTACCGTTGGAAAATTCGTGTATAATCATTTGATTTGCGCTAAAACATCGTTAGTAATTCCGCCCCAACTCCAGAACTGCATTGCCTTAATCTTTGGCATATCAGCCCCGTTGGTATCTTTGAAAACGTAACCTTTCGGCTCATGTACTTCGGCAAATGCACCCATCACATTGAACTCCGAAAAGCTGCGATAAGGCACGCGGCTAAGGTAAGTGAATAGCGGTAATTTATGCACTTCTTCCAAATACATACACACGTTCTTTAGCGTTTTAGTGTGGTAAACTAAAGGCATCCTCCGCATATATTCCCATTCGATAAGATAGCCCATTGCCTTTTCGGTTATCGGTTGCCACGGGCAAGCAATCTCGGAGTAACGGGTCTTCCAAATTATCGGTTTGCCATTCTCAAAGTACTCATTAACATCCAAAGGTTCAATCGCAATTACATCGCTATCCCAAAACACAACGGCATCGGCATCGCTATATTTCCACGCTTCCAACTTGGTTAGCTGCTGGCCAATATATCCATCAGGAAGGTCAGGTACTTGAACCACTCTTTCAGCGGTTAGGTGTTCCAATCCTCGCGGTGTTGGTGTGCAAATAACGATATTGCGATAACCCGTGACGTGCTTTTGAATAGATGCAAGGGCTAAGTGCAGCCATTCGTAATCTTTAGGATAAGTCCTTATCAGAATGTCTATTTGCATTTGGCTTGAATCAATCTAAATACCGTGTTGTTTATATCCTGTGGCCGCCCTCTTTCTAAGTAGTTTTCCACCCAGCTAAAGTGTCGTGTCATTCTATGCCATTCATCTGCGTTGTATTGCACGGGGTGTCTTTCGTGCATGAATATCGGTTCTTTGACCAAAAACAACTGCACGCGGCTCATAATGAAGCGATAGGGTAGCCAATAATCCCACCAAGTTTGCCCCATAGCAAATAGCGTGTGAGGTATCAAATCGTAATAGTCGGAGTGAATGAAAAACACATCAAAGCCGTTAGGGTATAGCTTTTGGTCTTGAAAATTGCGGTTAAAATCCGTTCGGTTGCAGAATACCAATCCCTCCTTGCACTTGCTGAAATACTCCGATACTGCACCCCTCAAAATAATGTCGCTATTGATTAGCATTATTGATTCAAACCCGTTATTCCTTGCGTGGTCTATAAATGAGCCAATCAGAATATAAGGTGCTTTGTAAAGACCTTTGGTTGTAATCGTTACCTCGACAAACTCAATGTCGTAGCGGTCTTTAAGTAGCGAAATTTCGCTGGCAGTGTTCAAAGATATAACTCGGCAACCTTGCGCCTTCCAACTTTCTACTGCTTTTATTTGTGCTTCACCAATCGCGTGGCGTGGTGAAATAGACGTTAGTGCAATCAATTCGATGTGGCTAAAACAATATCCCTTTCAGAACTCAACTCAATCCCGTAGCACCAGCTTTCATCCTTTGAGTTGCTTACTCCATACATAACAGCGTTACAAGGTTTCAGAGTGATGGCAACTACCATTAGTCGTTCCTGTTCCTTATCCATTTTTAGGTAAACAAATTCACCGATATTGAACTCGATAACGTGACCCGTTTTGATAAGCATTCGGCAAAATTAAACTATATTCCCAATAGTTTACGGGTTTTTGCATCGGGCTTATAGAATCCTTTGGCTATTGCTTCTTTGAGCGTGGCGGTTGGTACTGCGGCTTCGGAAACTGGCAATATGGAATGCTGGCAATTATACCCACCAGCATAGGCAAAGATTGTACTTGAATCCGTAGCACGATTCATTCCCGCCCATCCTTTGCCCGTGTTGCATTCACCTAAATTCTCTTTGTTGCCCCAACTTTCAATCTCTTTTTTGTGATACCATTTGCCGTTGCGTTTTTCACAAAAGCATCTGGTCGTGTCCATTAAACCGCCCGTGTAGCGATACCATTCTAAGCCTAAGTCTGCTGCGATAATCTCGGTAAACGCCCGATCCGTTGTGCCGATAGTATCGGTAACAAGTTGCCGCGAATAGGCAAGTAACCGCCCGTCATAGTTTGGTGTGCCAACTATGCTATCCGTAACGCTCACCAATAAATCGGAGTAGCTGGCTTTGGTTTCGATGCCAGTTAGTAGCGTTTCAAAGACTGGATTCAAAACGGCTTCATCAATACCGTTAACCAATTGCCCTACAAGTTGCGCCCGTCTTGCCGCGTATGTTTGGGCTGCGAATGTGGTTTCGATACCTTGCCCGCCTAAAGTAGTCATGTAGGCTGTGGACGTGGCTTGCTGCTGAATGAAGTCTTTATTCAACTCACCTATCACCGTAGCATATTCCCCTTGCGTCATGTACGCTCGTAAGTCCTCTAATATAGCCGTAACCGTTCTAAGGTTTGCGCCTGTTTGGTCAACTACTCCGTTGGTGGTCGTTAGCTTAGCCATTAGCCGCGTAAGTCGTGCAGCTATCTTTGGCTGTATACCCGTCACTCGATTAACCCAACTGTCAGGAATATCCGTTAGGCCGTTTACCTTGTCGCGGAGTAGTTCGGCTGCGGTGGGCATTCTAAGGCGTTGGGATTAGTATGTAGACCATTGTAATAGTAATATCGCTATCCCCGTTTAATGGGTTGCCAGTTTCAACATAAATTTCAATGTCAGTAGC